AACTCGGGGCGCATATTTATTGCTAAGAACAGGAATGGACCAGACGGACTGGTATTCCCTGCTGCCGTTGATTGGTCAACTGTTTCAATAGACGTGCTAGAAAGGAGAGGTGATGAAGAACCTCCACAATTGACTGCAAAGGAACAGTTGTCAAATCTTCAAAAGTATTACACAAAACTATCAGGATCAAAATAACAACAAAGGAGAATAAGATGGCTATAGAAAACAACATACTATCGGACATAACTGTCCACATGAAATACGCTCGTTATCTTCCAGAGCAGGAAAGAAGAGAAAACTGGGACGAATTAGTTACCAGAAACAAACAAATGCATGTTAAGAAATTTCCCAGTTTGAAAGACACAATTGACTGGGCTTATCAATATGTCTATGACAAGAAAGTATTACCTTCTATGAGAAGTATGCAGTTTGGAGGAAAACCTATAGATGTATCACCTAATAGAATATTTAATTGTGCCTATGCTCCAATTGATCACATGAAAGTCTTTGGAGAAATAATGTTTCTTCTTCTCGGAGGAACAGGTGTAGGCTATTCAGTTCAAAACCATCACGTTGAGAAACTCCCTGCGATCCACAAGCCATCGGGAAAGAGAACAAGGCGTTACCTTATTGGAGACTCAATTGAAGGATGGTCTGATTCTGTTAACGCCTTGATGAAAGTTTATTTTACAGGTGGTTCTAAACTACGATTTGACTTCTCAGACATCCGTCCGAAGGGTGCAAGACTAGTTACTAGTGGAGGCAAAGCTCCCGGCCCACAGCCGTTGAAAGAATGTCTCCTTAAAGTAGAAGGAATTTTAGATGGAAAAGAAAACGGTGATCAACTTACCACAATTGAAGTCCACGATATTATCTGCCACATCGCAGACGCTGTATTGGCCGGTGGTATTCGTAGGGCTGCTCTCATTAGCCTATTTAGTGCTACTGATCAACATATGCTTAGCGCTAAATCAGGTAAATGGTATGAGACAAACCCACAACGTGGAAGAGCAAACAACTCAGTAGTTATTATGAGACATAGGATAGACAAGGAAACATTCCTTGATCTCTGGGATCGTGTAAAAGCTTCCGGTGCTGGGGAACCTGGGTTTTATTTTACAAATGATAAAGACTATGGCTGTAATCCTTGTTGCGAAATTTCTCTTAGACCATTTCAGTTTTGCAATCTAACCGAGATCAATGTGTCTGATGTTGGAGACCAAGATGAATTAGACTTAAGAGCCCAAGCTGCCGCCATCATAGGAACACTTCAAGCAGCCTACACAGACTTTCACTATCTCCGCCCTGTTTGGAAGAGAAACACAGAAAAAGATTATTTGATCGGTGTCTCTATGACAGGAATAGCATCAGGCAAAGTTCTTGAGCTAGACATGAAAAGAGCAGCGAAGTGTGTGAAAGAGTTAAACGCACGAGTAGCAGAGCAAATAGGAATTGGACCTGCTTCACGTTGCACAACAGTTAAACCAGCAGGAACAACCAGTCTTACTTTAGGAACAAGCTCCGGAATTCATGCGTGGCATAACGACTATTATATACGCAGAATCCGCGTAGGAAAGAATGAGTCAATTTACAATTATCTTCAAGTATACCATCCAGAGTTAATCGAGGATGAGTTTTTTAGACCTCACGACACAGCGGTAATATCAGTACCACAAAAAGCACCAGAGGGATCAATTACTCGACACGAATCAGCCTTGGATCTCTTGGAGAGAGTAAAGAAAGTCCATCTCGAATGGGTAAAGGTAGGACATAGGAAAGGACAAAACACTAACAATGTGTCTGCTACTATTACTATCAAACCTGACGAGTGGCAAGAGGTTGGAGAATGGATGTGGGAGAACAAGCATAACTATAATGGCTTGTCTGTGCTTCCTTATTCAGACCACTCTTACAAGCAAGCTCCTTTTGAGGACTGTACCAAAGAAGAATATGAAGCTTTGTTACCTTCTTTAAAAGTAGTTGACTTGGACAAAGTTATCGAAATCGATGACAACACAAACCTTACAGGCGAACTGGCTTGTGCCGGCGGTGCTTGTGAAATTAACTAATGGAGAAAATATGAAACAAAAACTAGAACAATTGATTGAAGGGCTACAAGCCATTCTTGAGGACATAGAAAAAGTGGATGAAAAGTCCTATGGTTACAAAGCAGCTGCTGTCCGTGCCAGAAAGACTCTTCATGAAGCAAGAGGTCAGTTCCAAGAACTTCGTAAAGAAATTCA